ATATGTAGCAATATCATCTGGATATTCATTTTTAATTCTTTTAATAATATAATCTGATATAAAATTACAAGGTACATTATCTGATGCTAAATAATCTTTCATATTCAATATATCTACTTTGAATGTATTCTTGAAAAATAATAATTGTTTATAATATTTATTAGATGATTTTATAATTACATTTTGCCAAAAATAACATAGTTTGTTTAATGTTATTGAATCTTTAACTGCTAAAATAGTATATGTATTTAATACAATTGTAATTGCTAAATTTGTAATTAAATCTCTATTCATGTTATATCTTTTCTCTAAACTATCTAACATTAGTGCTAAATCATCAGTATAATAATGATTTGCATAAATATTTGTATAAAATGATACATTACTTAACTTTCTAACTATCAATTCATGTAATATTTTATATTTACTCTCATACAATTTATCAAAATATTGAACCAATTCATCAAATTTAATATTAGGATTATCCATTTTTTCAATCCAATATATATTGATATATCTTACTACTTCTTCAAGACGAGTATGAATACTTTTTTTAAATTTATTAAATACAGTATTATCCTCTATATAGATTCTATTTTTTATAAAATAGTTATTAAATGTCATATACATTTTATATATAAGCTGATAAGTATCTATTGATATTTTAGATTTTAGATTAGACCAAAATTCTTCTGTAAATTGAATACCATAATTTATTATAAAATTATCAAATGCCTTATATAAAAAATTAAATTCACCTATCGGTTTATCAAATTTTTCAGTTAATAGACTCAAATATGTATAATATTTTTGAAAAAGATTTAATTCATTTGTAATATCTATCTTTTTATAATTATTTATAATACTATCTAAATCGAGTCTAATATTATCCAAAAGATATTTATATTGGTTTTCATCATTGAGAATTTCTTGCATAACTGATTTGAATTGCTTGAATCCTGTCATTGTAATTCTATCATCATAATTAAAATCTTTGAATAATTCTGCTACTCTCGACTGCTTGTCCTCATATGACATTACATTCCATTTTGATTTACCATATTCATTGGCACCAAATTTATTAAGATGTTTTTCATCTAATTTTACATTTGGATTTCTTTTATACATACGATATACATACGAATCTTCACAAGAAATGGGAAGAATATCATACTTAAAACCATTATATATTTCTTTAACAGTCGTACCAATAATTGTATTTGCTTGTTCATACATTTCTAATAATTCTTCATCTAAACAATATTTATTTGTATGTATATTCAAAGACATATCATCACATTTATTAAGTAAAACTACTAATTTAGTATCTACATTATATTTAAGTTTATTATTCTTAATATTTGTAATAATCATTCTAAGAATATCATTTTCATCTGATGTATTCATTGCACTATTGATGTCTAAAACAAAAATAATAACATTTAACTTATTAAACACATTATTTATATATTGATAATATACATCTTTAGTTCGTGAATCATTCAAACCAGGTGTATCATAAATTGTTAGCACAATATCTTTTCTTAACTTTAAGAAATCAAATAATTTTGGTACATAATATTCAATCTCTTTAACATCTTCCAGCTTTAATTTATAATTTGGATTTTCCGTCTTTTTCATAATATCTGTATTTGTTGTTCTATTTTTCAAAAGAATAGAGTTTAAATCAGATACTTGATTTATATCTTCAACTTCATGATATACTTGTGGTACAGCTGTTGTTCTCTTAATCTTCATATCAGAAAATTGTTCTACAAATAAAAGATTTGTTAAAGTACTCTTACCAGCAGATACTGGTCCAGTAATCATAATATTTATGTTCATTTCAGTTATATAATTAGACATTAAATATACAATATTATTATTAAATATTTATTTAAGTATAAATAAAATAATTTTTATAAATTATAGGGAACCTTGCATTTAGGACACTTTTTTATAACATCACAGCACTCTTTACACATATCTAAATGCTTGCATTTTATAATTCCTTCTTTTATATTTATTTTATCATAACAACGACTACAATATGTATTTAGTTCATTTAATACTGTATCTTTATTTTTTAACGGAACACAAAAAATATGTTGCACATTATTTACTAATGTTTTTACATTTGTATCTCTACTTGTTGAACTATAATTTGGTTGCTTAAAATCAAATAAATTTGTTTTTTCAGACAATCTATCTGAATTTAATACAACTATTGGTGGTTTATATCTTGAATCCGAATGTGATAATAATGAAGATTCTTTATTTGATATGTACCATTCACCATCTATTAAGTCAAATAATTGTTTTATTTCTTTTAATTCTATCTTAAAAAATTCTCTATTTTTATTAACTCTATATTTATCAAATATCAAATGTAATTTCTTCTCTTTATCTTGATAATTTTTAACTTGTTTTGCAAACTCTAATTTGAATGGATAAAGTAGACCTGTTGTATTTAGTTGTGAGATTCTTATTAGTGGATCATTTTTTGTAAATCCAATTTTATATATATCTGTGTATGATTGATTTGACAAACAATAAATATATCCCGATTCTTCAAACAATTTATCCATTAAATATATATGATGTATTTATATATCTTGTATTACTAATAAAAAATATATCAATTTTTTATTATAAAATTATTGAAATTATTATTATTTGAACTATTACCATATTATAATACAGTATATATAAATGAATAAAGAATTTTTAGATGTGGTACAACTTAATAAATTATACATTCAAAAATATTTTTATGATTGTTTGGCTAAAAATCATCCTCTATGCACCGGACATATTATTGGTTACAAAAGAACTGATGATAATAATTGGTTGAAAATTAGAAAAACAACTATGGATATTGATATTGTAACAAAAGACTTATTGAAAAATAATTTTATTATTGTTTTTATTCAAAAGACTGAATATCTTAATAAATGTAAGAATCTTATTGAAATACTATTTACATTTGCTAAAGTTAAAAGAAATAATGGGAGTAAATTGGAAGAATGGTGTAAATTTACACATGATATTTCTATCTCTAATGTTATTATGATATTGATTATTATGATGAATAAAAAAAATATTAATGTTCCTCAAAATATAAAACAATACACTTATACTGAAAGTGAATCAAAAATTATAACCAAACATGTAAATGATGATTCTGATGATGAATTTTTTAATGCTTTAGCGATTGGTATTGGTGGACTATTGGCTGGTGGTATATTGGTTGGATTAGGTGGATTGATAGCAGATACATTTTCAAAAAATGAAAAAAATATACCATCTTTAATTAAACAAGGAATATCTATCGAAATTCTTGAATTAATATTGTTGGAACATGATGAGAGTCCGATATATTACTACACATCTGGTAAAATTCATATATTGTTAACCAATAAACGGTTTATCAAAATAGAAAATTATTGTATATGCTCTTCAGCATATTTGAATAATATTCGATTTGTCAATCACATTAAAAACTCTATTTTTTCTTTTGATAAAGTTGAAATTATAGAAATCAATGGTAGAGTTGAAACATTTGGAATCTATGAAAAAGAGGTATGTGCTTATTTTACTAATTTATTAAATAGTATTGTTAGAGAGATAAATATAGAACAACCTAAAAAAATGATTAAATCAGCAAAAATAGAAGTTGTTAAAGAAAATATTTGTTCAAGATGTTTAGATAAATATGAAGAAGAATCCAATACAAATATATGTATACAATGTATAGGGATGCTAAAGTAAATTCATAATATAAAGATATTTTTATTATATAAATTATATGGAACTTTTGATAGAAAAATTAAACCAAATAAAAGACAATACAAAAATTTTTAATACATGGTCTTTAGAAGAACAAAAACAATTATTAGATATATATTTAATCATTTCTAAAAAAGAAAATCAAATATTTGAATTAATTTATCATTATCATGGATGTGATAGTTGGGAAGATATTTTTCGTGATTATGATGTAAAATATTTGAAAGATAAAGAAATTGGTGTAGAAATAGCTATTAAAGAAATGACAAACCAATAGTTAAAAATAAATATGTCGAATTATATTTTTTTATTGATTCAAACAATAAAAAAATTAAATAAATCCAATGTTACAAATATGAAAAGTATATTTTCTAATTGTAGTAATTTTAATCAATCATTAACTGATTGAAATACATCTAACGTTATATATACACTATATGTTTGATAATTGTAATATATTAACATATAGATAGATTTAATAAATATTTATCTATTATATTATGAACAGTATAAAAAAAACTAATAAATCATTATATAGCGATAATCATCCAAAAACATCTATTAAAGGAACTGGATTCAAAAATAAAAAAAAAGCATTAGATACCTTAAAAATTATTATAGGTAGAGATGTAAATTATCAAAAACAAGTTGTAATAACAATGTATAATCGTGCTAAATATCATCCATATCAAACACCTGATATGAAAAAAGCAATGAAAGTTTTTTCTGATTGGTTAAAAAGATTTAATGGGTGATAAAATTAAATCCAAATGATTAGGGTATCTAACAATACTCGGGATTGCATCATACAATACATTTAGTTGGTCGATAATAATTTCATAAGATGGGTCTTTGACAAATTTTACTGTTTTTAATATTTTTTTATTATCATCAAGCGAAATTAATGCCTCATACTCATACTCAGCATCACCAACTGATATTATATTGGTAGAAACTGAATCATTTAATTCATCAACTAATTCTCTAAAAGCCATTTTTTTCCAATCCATAATATTAGGTGTTATGTGTCTAAATTGCTTTCTTGCCGATATGACTCGAATTCCCTTTAGTATAAGAAAAGTTTTTGGTAAAATAATAGAAGATAACTCAATCCAAGATGGTAGAGCATTTGTAACAATGATAAGTTTTCCCAATCCTGATATTTTTTTAAGCAACTCTGATAATATTCTATCTAATTGCTCAAAATAAATAACATAATTTGTTGTTTGATTTTGATTAGATAGATTAATTTTATTTTTAGTTATCCAATTTGTGGGAAATAATGTATCATCCCAATCAAGTATTATTATGTCTAACATATTATTGGATAATATAATAAATTTATAATTTTAATCAAATCTAAGTGTTAGAATCTGATTGATTGTTTGTTTGCTAGTTTTATTATATTTAATCATACAAATTTGTTTGGCATCATCATAATCTTTTGTTTTTATCAAATCACTAAAATTTGTATTTTCTATTAATTCTTTTTCTAAAGTATATTCTCTCACAATATCATCCACACCAACCACTCCCTTTTTATCTGATAAATATTTTTCAAATATTGGTATACGCGAATCATATTGAATATTATGTGTTTGTAATATTTCTGATAGTTTGAATAACTTATTATTATGTATATGATTATCTTTTTTAATGCTGTGTATTACATTTTCAATATCTGGTTTACCATATTTTATAAAGGCATCACATATACTATTTTTTTTATATTGTAATTTTTGTTCATTTAATTTTTCAAATAATTTTTTTTTTCTAAGTATTAGATTCAGATTAGTTGGAACAAAAAGATTCCATTCTTTTTGCTTAACATATAAATTATTAGAATTAGCAAAAAATTTATATGTATAATTAATCTCATTAATATTCAAATCATATTTGTCCAATATATCATATATGCACAAATATGCGTCTAAACTTATACAACTATCACACAAATACTCTAAACTAGTTAGATACAAGGTATTAATTATTAGATTTGTTTTTTTGGGTATAATTCTTATAATTTTTTCACTATCTATACATATCCGACATATCGTACACGTATTTGTCATATTGTTATCTAAATATAATAAAGAATAATTTTTATATCAAATAATATAAAATCTAAACATTATTTATATATGCTACCTCAAGTTAATTTTTATAATAGATTTAGCGGACAACCACAAGGAAAATTTGTTCCACTAAATATTAACACAACATTTACGATGCCTCCTCTACCCCAACCATTTCAACAATTACAACAATTCCAACAACCTACTCCTTCACAACCAGCACCTATGCTGGTTAAACCACAACTTGTACCTATTAATTTATCATCTTTTATGACTACCAATCAACCTGTTGTTCAACCTGTTGTTCAACCTGTTGTTCAACCTGTTGCTGCTCAACCTGTTGCTGCTCAACCTACGCAACTATTTCAACCCATACAATTATTACCATTTATGCCTTCACAACCCATTGTTGGAATCACCCAATTTAAATCACAATCTATTAATCCAGTATTTTCAGTTTTACCACAAGCACCGCAAGTCACACAAGCACCGCAAGCACCGCAAGTCACACAAGCACCGCAAGCACCGCAAGCACCGCAAGTCACACAAGCATCGCAAGTCACACAAGCACCAAATCAACCTATTTTTGGAAATTGGACATCAGTTGCTAATCCTAATCAGACTGGTAAGATAATTGTATCTAAATCTGGTGTAAATTTTTTTGGTTCTGGAATTATGATTATTGATAAGGAATTTCAACAAGGTGGTAAGAGTGGATCAACTGTTTATTTAGTTAAATTAAAGAATGATTCAAAATGTTATGATTTTGGTGGAGCAATTGATTCAAGCATACAACTTGATGATAATGTGATAACATATAATGCTAAAAAAGAATTATTAGAAAAATCAGCAAATTTATTTCTATCACCTGTTTATAGTAATATTGATTTAAATCGTAGTATTGGTGGAACACAATTTTTTTGCGATACAATAGATACACAAACAAATGCTACATATAGAACATATTTTGTGGCGGTTGATGGTATTGATTCATATCCAATCAGTCAATGGTTTGCACAAAATACAACAAATATAGCCACAAAGGGATGGGGGAATCAATTTAATCAAACATCTACTATTACAAAATTTTGGCTTGATGATTTGACAAAAGTAACTAATCAAAATAAGTTATGCAAAGATATTAATGGTAATAGTCACCAAATAAGTTCTAGGACAATTGCATCAATTAGTTATCTAATGGGGAATCAACAAGTTTATAATAATCTGATAAATAATGCTGTGGTTCCGAATGTTGATATGTCGGCTAATCCAAACTTTAGTGGACTTGTAAGAATATTAATATAAGTTTTTTTTTATTTTTTTATAATATAATTGTATTATAAAAATGGAAAATTTTATACCTAAATTAAATAAAAATAAATTAGAAGAATTGTGGAGAAAACAATTAGATTCTGAATATGAAAAACCAAAACCACAATTACGCGAAATATATTTAGATACAATTAATGGTAATCCACCACCCCCTCTAGAACCCTCTGCCCCCTTACCCTCAATATATCAACCGATTTTACAAAACATACCAAATCATATTAATCAAGTTAATCCACCAAATAAAAAAACATTTACACTCATACCACCACAATTAAGAGCATCTGTAAATCCAAGCACTAAATTGCAATTCTCTACTCCCACTATTAGCAAAACATCATTATCTTCCCCTATTAGCAAAACATCATTATCTTCTCCTATTATCAAAACATCATTATCTTCTCCTATTAGCAAATATGATAGTAATTATAAGATATACAAAAATACAATTTCCAAGCAAGCAGTTTTGGCTGAATTGCCAAAACTACAATCAAGTAAAATAAATCATATAATTGTATGTGATGATGTGGATGATTCACAACATATATTTGATAATATTAAACCAGATGTGATGTTTTTACACAGTATTTCTAAATTTAAAGCATCAGAATTGGTGTATTCTCATAAATCAATAGAAAATATTCCAATAAGATTTACACCTGAAACCAATCAATATATTATATTTACAAAGTATAATGATGTATTGATAGCAAATGTTAGAATTGAAAATGGTGTTAATAATAAATATGATTTATTGAATTATGTAATGATTTATAATCCGGATATTATTTTAGGAGACTTTGGTATTATAACCGAACAAGATAAATCAACCTATGTAAGATGGTTACAAACCTATCTGAATCAAATGTATGAGTCAAAATCATATGGCGATGATAGTATGATGGGTGGTGTACAATATATTTTTTATAAAAGAAATGTTATTAATCATATTAAAAGTGATGTAATTTATGATAATATTAATTGTGCTCCTATAAGTTTTATTTACTCAGTAGATGAACCAACTACAGATATGTTGATAAAAGAATTACAACAATATGTTACATTTATATATATTGAAACTATTGATATACAAATAGATGTTATTAAAACCATAGTTGGAAAAATTAAACCCATGTTATCTGATTCTCAAAAACAGACATTACAAGATATTTATAATATTATAATTAAATTATTTAATGATAAAATAGAATCAAACAAAAAAATTATTCAATTATTACAGCATATTAAAGTTAATGATATAAACAACATAACTTATGATATATTGATATCAAAATTATTTGAATATTATTATGATAATACTTTACTTTCTTTTGATGTAGTAGAAACATTTTTTGAAATTGTAAATGATTTAAATAATTCGTATGTTGCTCAACCTACTAAGAATGAAATTTTTAAATATTATATAGATTTTAGTGTAGATTTATATTACAAAAAAAATACATATATGTTTCCCACTCTGATGTTTGATAATATATTCAATTATTATTCACAGAACCGTACTAACTTTAATGATCGGATTAAATCTTCTATATTATTGTGTTGTGTGTTTATTTTTCTTTATACAAATATACTTAATTATAATACAAATATTTTTAATTATGATGTATATAAAACAAATATTTATGATATATTTAAAAATTTAATAACTATAATAAACCCAGTATCTGCACCAGTAGCAACATCAGCAAAAACAGAAACAGCAACACCAGCAAAAACAGAAACAGCAACACCAGCAAAAACAGAAACAGCAACACCAGCATCACCAGCAGCATCACCAACAGAAAAACCAGCATCACCAGAATCATCAGCAACACCAGCATCACCAGCACCAGCAGCATCACCAACAGAAAAACCAGCATCACCAGCATCACCAGCACCAGCAGCATCACCAACAGAAAAACCAGCATCACCACCAGCATCACCAGCACCAGCAGCACCAGCAAAAACAGAAACAGCAACACCAGCAAAAACAGAAACAGCAACACCAGCAAAAACAGAAACAGCAACACCAGCAAAAACAGAAACAGCAACACCAGCAAAAACAGAAACA